TATAGCAAAAGCCCATTATCTTACACTGATAGAATTATGATAAGGCGAATAAAAGAAGGTGAAGCAATTCCAGACAGCTATCTTGACCCTACAAGCCGTGGCAGACAACATTTGATAGAACAGGGCGCAGTTCTTGAAGTTGATTTTGAGAAGTATTTTCCACCACAAACAAGAATAGCATGAAAATTGGTATTACAGCATCAGCATTTGACTTACTTCACTCTGGACATGTGCTGATGTTGCAAGAGGCCAAGACAGTATGTGATCATTTAATCGCCGCATTACACATAGACCCATCAGTTGAAAATGAAGCTAAAAATAAACCTATTCAAAGCATTGTTGAAAGATATGCACAAATTGATGGAGTTAAATATGTTGATCAAGTCATACCTTATCAAACAGAAAGTGATTTGATTGATATTATACAGCTCTATAGGGTTAACATTCGTATCATCGGTGAGGAATACAGGTATAAAAACTTTACAGGTAGCCGTATGGGTATAGAAACCTATTTTAATGCTAGGAAACATAATTTCTCATCATCAAATTTGCGTGAAAAAGTAGCTAATATTGATATATCTGGAAAACCCAACAATTAAGTGTATAATGAGGGCGTGAACAAAAGGATTAAAACAATGTCAGAAGACATACAGGTAACAGAAGATAAGGGTAAAACGGGGCCTAAAGGACCTCGCAAAAACCTTGATGACTTTCAATTAATGCAGTTGAAAGAGCTTATTAATATGTTCTGTACTGTTGATGAATGTTGTTCTGTACTCGATATGGGTTCAACAACTTTAGACACAAGATTAAAAGAACATGGATATGCTAATTTTCGGGACTTCCATAAAAAAGAATTTGATGTAGGTAAAACAAGCCTAAGACGCGCTCAATGGTCATTAGCTGAAAGTGGTAATGCCACTATGCAAGTATGGCTTGGTAAGCAGTATTTAGGGCAGAAAGACAAAACAGAAATCACTGGTGAAAATGGTGGTTCTTTGTTTGGTAAAATAGAATGTACGTTCCTTGACCCACCAACAACAGAATAAAGAGCAAAGTTTAAGCTTTCAGTGGCCACATTGGTCACGTTCCTTGTTTAAAGGCACAAGAGGGCATCCCAGATACAGGGGTGCAAAAGGTGGAAGGGCATCAGGTAAATCTCACTTATTTGCTGAAAAGGTTGTATTTAGGTTACTGGCAGATGCAGACACAAAGGTAATTTGCATTCGGGAAGTACAGAAATCATTAGAATTCTCTGCAAGGCAATTATTGGTCGATAAGATTTCAGAGCTTGGTGTTGATCAATACTTTGAAGTACAGGCAAACAGGATAAATTGTAAATTTGGAACAGGTGTTGTTATATTCCAAGGTATGCAAGATCACACGGCAGATAGTGTAAAATCTCTTGAAGGTTTTGATATTGCGTGGTGTGAAGAGGCTCAGTCTCTATCAAGGCGTTCTCTTGAGTTGCTTGACCCAACATTAAGAAAGCTTGGTAGTGAAATGTGGTTCACATGGAATCCATACAAGCCTGAAGACCCTGTTGAAGAAATATTTAAAGACAATGAAAATTCTGTTCTTGTTCATGTAAATTACAAAGAAAATCCACATTGTCCTCCAGCAGTTAAAGAAATGGCTGAAAGAATTAGGGGTCAAAACATAAAAAAATATAATCATGTTTGGCTTGGTGACTACTTAACTGAAGTTGAAGGTGCGTTATGGTCAGGTGAATTGATACAGGCAACTAGAATAAACAAAGATGATTTGCCAGATTTATCAAGAATTGTTGTAGCAATTGACCCTGCTGTCACTGGTGGCAAAAATTCAGACGAAACAGGCATCATTGTGGCTGGTAGAGATGCACATAGGCAAGCTTATTATATACTAGAAGATGCAACATTGCGTGGCTCTCCTGAACAGTGGATAAGGCGCGCAATATCAAAATATCACGAATATCAAGCTGATCGAGTTATAGCTGAAGTTAATAATGGTGGTGATTTGGTCGAAAAGTTGATAAAAGATAGTGATAGGAGTGTATCGTATCGTGCGGTGCGTGCTACGCGGGGCAAGATGTTGAGGGCAGAACCAGTTGCGGCACTTTATGAAAGAAATCAAGTTTTTCATGCGGGAAAGTTTCCAGAGCTAGAAGAACAGATGATTTTTTACAACGGAAGTGGTAATGTAAGCCCAGATAGATTGGATGCGTTGGTCTGGGCAATTACAGAATTATCGCAGTCTACAGGAAATGCAGTTTGGAGAATTACATAATGGGCGTATTTAATAACATAAGAAATGCAGTTTTTGGGCAAACACTGCAAACTAAGGAAGCCCCAAAGGTATATTTATCAGGAACTGGTGGATTTACATATACAAGAAAAGATAATTTCAATGCATATGCAAGAGAAGGTTATCAGCAAAATGCTATAGTGTTCAGGTGCGTTAATGAGATTGCAAATGGTGCGGCTTCAATTGGTTTTAAAGTATATCAAGGCGATATGCAGTTAGAACAGCACCCATTAGTTTCCCTTCTCAAAAGACCAAACCCAACTCAAGCTGGTGTGGAATACTTCCAAAGCTTATATTCTTACTTGTTATTGTCTGGTAATTCATATGCTCTGGCCAGCGCAATAAATCAAATGCCTAACGAATTATATTTATTGCGTCCTGATCGTATTGAGATTGTCCCAAGTGAAACCACTGTACCAAAATCATATAAATATAAGTTAAACAATAAAACAGTTGCTAATTATGAAGCTGACCCAATGACAGGTCAGAGTGAAGTAAAGCATTTTAAGATGTGGCATCCATTAGATGATTATCTTGGTTTATCACCATTAATGGCGGCGGCTGTAGATTTAGACGTTCACAACATGATCGCAACACATAATGTTGGATTATTAACTAATGGTGCAAGGCCATCAGGTGCTATTGTGTTCAAACCAAAAGACGAAATGGGCGCTCGTATAGAGCTAACAGATTCACAGCGTAAACAAGTCAGCGATGATTTAGGGCAACGCTTCACAGGCCAAAAGAATGCAGGGCGGCCAATGTTGCTTGAGGGTGATTTCGATTGGAAAGAGATGGGCATGTCTCCAAAAGATATGGATTTTCTACAGCAAAGGAACACAGCGGCTAAAGATATTGCCCTTTGTTTCGGTGTTCCTTCACAACTCATTGGCATACCTGACAGCCAAACATATGCAAATGTTCAGGAAGCAAGGTTGGCTTTATATGAGGAAACAATTATTCCTTTAGCTAAACGTGTTGAGAGTGACCTGAATGAGTGGTTAGCACCTAGCTTTGGTGACAATATACGCATTGAATATGATATTGATGGCATCCCAGCTATGACTGAACGCAGAAAGCGCATATATGAAAACGTGGTCGCGGCAGTACGCGAAGGTATTATTAGTCGAAATGAAGCGCGTGAAAGAATTGGCTTAGAACCTATAAGTGGTGGTGATGAAGTATTCATAGCGGCCAACTTATTCCCATTGGGTGGTGTTGAGGTTGCACAAGATGAAGGGCTAGAACCTGAAGATGCGGCCAAGCAAGCTTATGGAACAAAATCAGAAGTTCGCAAAGATGTTTTCACAACAGAAGCTGAAGCAGTTGAAAGAGCTGTTGAAATAGGTTGTGTAGGCTCACACAGCCATACAGAAGACGGACAGATCATTTATATGCCCTGCAACACCCATTCAGAGTATGAAGACGCTACAGGTGAGGATTTAAAAGATGCTGAAGGTAAGGCTGAAAGTGATGTTGATACTGTTCCAACATCAGCAATGGCCAGAAACGGGCGCAGAGCGTTAGATTTAAGAAAAGAATATGGCCGTGGAATGACCCCAGTGGGAGTAGCTCGTGCAAATCAATTAATTAACAAAGAAAGATTATCACCAAGAACTGTCAGGAGAATGCACAGTTTCTTTAGTCGTCATGAGGTCGATAAAGAGGCAGAAGGTTTTAGGCGTGGTGAGGAAGGTTGGCCAAGTGCTGGTTTAGTCGCGTGGTTAGGCTGGGGTGGTGATGAAGGTCAGAGCTGGGCAAAGCGTAAAACTGCTGAACTGGATAAAGAAAGATCAAAGGCGGCTAAATAAAAAAAGGGGGCTTAATTGCCCCCTCATCTTATTTCGGTCTATCGAGTATTAATATTCTGCCCTCATCAACTTTCTCATAAACAAAATCCATATCCCTCATTGCATCAGCATCTTTTTTTTCTGATGCTTTTAGGTAATCTGCATTAAGTTCATTTAGATCATCCCAAGTAACAAATTTTTTCATTAACAATTTATGTGGCATTTAAATGTTCCCTAAATAATGAATGATATGTGGCAAATGCAGTACGCCATATACAAAAGCTATAATTACTGCTGAATTTATGATAAGGTGTTTGTAATCGAGTGATTTTTTCATTTGGTTTCTCTCCCTGTTTGACTAGCCCCCTTCTTATCGAGGGGGGCTTTTTTAATTTATTTATAAACTTTAACCAATGTTCGGTAATGGGCGCGCTGGATATTGTAACCACCAGCGATGATTGTATCGATTGATACGCGCTTCTGACCAGCTTCTGTTT